GGCGTCGACGACGCGACGGAGTGCCTGAACACGATCCTCGGCCTGCCGGCCGACGACTGGCGCGGCGGCGGGCGGCTCACGATCGGCCAGCTGGTGGCGCGCGGCCGCGAAGACGACGGCGGCGATTTCCGCAAGATGCTGCTGCCTTATGGGCTGCGCCTCGATCGCCGCAGGCTGGTCGACGGCACGATGGAGACGTGGAAGCAGGCCTGGCTGGCGATCGCCAACCGGCATCCCGGCCTCGACAAGCTGCTGCGCGACTATCCGCAGTACCAGGGCCTGAAGCGGTCGCAGATCCTGGAAGAGCTGAAGATCGGCGCCGACAAGGCCGTGCAGCCGACCGACCGGCCCATGCGCTTCGCGGGGCCGCAGAGCCGCGGCTGGCTGGTCGACCCGCGGCTGCTGCCGTCGGAAGAGGACGACAGGCAATGATCGCGCCCCCGGACCCCCGCGCCCGAGGCGAGTCCCGGCAGAGTCCCGGGGGAGTCCCGCGGCGAGTCCCGCCCGAAAATGCCGGCGCCATCGGCATCGGAGGGCAAAACGGTACAGCGGTACGGAAGAAGACAAGGGGCGTAGTGCGCGTGCGCGCGCGCATGGGGGAAGTGGGCTCCGGGCTGTACCGGTGTACCGGAATCCTCTTTGAGTAAGGAAAATCAATATGTCCAAGGCGGTACAGGCACCGGGACTCGACCGGGACAAGGCGGTACACCCCCGAAACGCCGAGCCCGGGCTGAGCGGCATCGCCTGGGCGCCGCGGACGGACGGCAAGAAGGCGGTGCAGGTCAGCAACCGCGCGACCGTCTTCGATCGGCCGGCCCCCGAGCTGCAGGCGGCCGACCCGCAGGACCAGGTGAGCGATCCGATCTGGCGGACCCATGACGACACCGGCCGGGCGCTGTGGACGCCTGACCTGGTGCATGCCCGCCTGCTGCTGACCGGCGATGTGATGCGCCGCATGCCAGGCCCGCTGCGGCGCTCGTATGTCAGCGTGCTCGGCACCATCGCGCTCACCGAGATGGCGCCGGTCGGGCGCGTGGCGCCGACGCCGGAGGAGATCACGATCGCCGACTGGACCCTGGTCGAGATCATGCAGCGCGCGCACCGGGCCGTGCTGCTGGCGGCGGCCTTCGGCTACTCCGGCGACCGGATCGCCGAGACGATGAAGGACAAGGGCATGCGGATCTCGGGGAGCACGGTCCAGCGGCTCTACCTTGGCGAGCGGCGGATCATGGCCGGGCTCTGGCAATCCCGTCGCGTGCCTGTGGATCAGTTGAGCCTCGACCGCTGGGAAGTGGCCTTTCCTAGGCGCCGCAATTAGCGCTGGGCAAGTGGGGCAGTTTCAGCTAGATTTTGTGGCAACGTGGCGCACAGCGCGCCAGCAACCCCCGCAGGGCCTCCCGCGGGGGTTTTTCTTTGGGAGACCACGGCCATGCCCGCACTCGTCATCACCGCGTCGCAGGTCAAATACATCAGCGGCCCGGTCGAAGGCGCGGCCCGCGCCGGCGAGGCGATCACCGAGGGCATGTACGTCACGAAGTCGTCGTCCGACGGCAAGTGGTACAAGGCCGACTGCGATGCGGCGAGTGCCGACAAGGCCGGCAAGACCCGCGGCGGCATCGCCGTCGGCGGCGCTGCCGGCGCGGACGCGCTGTTCGCCGTCGCCCTGCCGACCGCGATCGTGACGCTGGGCGCCGCCGCGACGCCGGTCGCCGGCACGCCCTACTTCATCGCCGACGCCAATGGCGGCCTGGCGCCGCTCGCCGACCTGCAGGCGGGCGACGTTGCCACGCTCGCGGCGATCGGCGTCGGCGGCAACCAGGTGCAGGTGCTGAACACGTACCACGCCGGCGCCGTCGTCCCGGCCTGATCGCATGCAGCTGTCGATCGCGCACAACATCGACAGCATCGTTCGCCGCTTCGGCGTCATCCGTCAGGATCAGATCCCGTTCGCCGCCGCCAAGGCGCTGACCGAGTCGGTGAAGCAGGCGCGCGATCGGCTGGTCGCCGAGCTGCCGTCGATCTACCAGAACCCGACGCCGTACACGCTCAATGCGTTCTACCTGGTGCCGGCGACCAAGCGGAAGCTGTCGGCCTCGATCGGCATCAAGGACTTCGCGTCGAAGGGCACGCCGGCGGAGCGCTACCTGCGGCCCACGATCGAGGGCGGCAGCCGCAACCTGAAGCGCGCCGAGCGCGCGCTGCAGGCGATGGGCCTGATGCCGGCGGGACGCTTCGCTGTCCCCGCAGCGGGGGCCGACATAGACCAATACGGCAACATGCGGGTCGGTCAGATCGTGGCGATGCTGGCCGCACTGAAGGCCCTGCCCGGCGCGCCGTACACGGTCAACCTGGCGTACAAGCCGCGCGCCCGTCGCGGCAAGCGCCGGGCCGAACAGTACTTCGCCGTCATCCGCCCGCGCGGCGGCCTGCAGCCCGGCGTCTATCAGCGCCTGACGGGGCGCAACCACGGCAGGGTGGTGCCGGTGCTGATCTATGTCGGTGCGCCGCAGTACCAGCAGCGCTTCGACTTCTACGGCCTCGGCAGCAAGTATGCCCTCGAGGCCTTCGACGAAGCCTTCCGCGCGGCCTATGCCCAGGCCGTCAGCACGGCGCGCTGAAGCGAGCGTCGCGCGCGGCGCCGCGGAACGCGATTGCGGATGCCTCTCACCCGGCGATGGGTCCTTCCCGGCCCAAAACCCTCGCGGGTAATTCGAACCGCGCCATAGCTCCAAAATTTCAAAAGCGATTTCAGGGTTAACGATGGAATCTCTCGCAGCGCTGCAGGTTAACGCCGCCGCGCTGCCGGCCGCGTTGATGATGACCGTCGCCGAGATCGCGCGACGCGACGACGTCACGAGCGCGGCTGTCTCGCGCTCGGTGAAGCGCCTCGCGAAGAAGGGCCTGCAAGTCACGCGCGACGGCAACAATCGCGTGACCGGCATCAACGTCGCGCAGTACGACACGCTGAAGGGCCAGCACGCCGATCCGGCGCACGCCCAGGCACCGAAGGCGAAGGCGGCGAAGGAGCCGACGACTTACGAGGACGCGCGCACCCGCCAGGCGCTCTACGACGGCGAGCTGACCAGGCTCAAGCTGGCGCGTGAAGTCGGCGACCTGGTGCCGCGCGCCGACGTCGAGCACGCCATGGCTACCGCCGGTCACCGGATCGGCAACGTGATCGACAACCTGGCCGGCTCCGTCGACGAGCTCGCCGCGGCCTACACCACCGGCGGCCTGCAGGGCCTGCGCGTGAAGCTGAAGGAGCTGGTGCACAAGGCGCGCTGCGACGTCGCCGACGTGCTCGATGCCGGCGCGAAGGGCGAGTCCGACGCATGAACGCCACCGCGCTGCAGCTGCCGCAGCACCCGGCCGCCGCGGCGGTCGTCGGCAGGAGCCTTGCCCGCGGCATCCGCCCGGCGCGGCGCGTGCCGTTCCCGCAGTGGCTCGCCGAGAACGTCGTGCTGATCGACGGCCCGCGCGCCGGTCAGCTGTGGGATCCCGCCGGCGCGCCCTACCTGGTCGAGCCGGCGGAGTGCCTGGGCGACGACCATCCGTGCAACCGCGTCACGATCCGCAAGTCGCAGCAGACCGGCGCGTCGATCCTGGCGATGGCGTGGTGCCTCTACATCGCCGATCGCGAGCCGGCGAACGTGCTCTACGCCGCGCCCAACATCGCCTTCCTGCGCGAGCTCAACTCGCAGAAGCTGCAGCCGCTGATCGACGCCTGGCAGCGCCGCACGCGCCGCGTCGTGATCCTGCCGCAGACGTCGCGCAACGGTCAGGGCTCGACGACGTACGAAAAGAAATTCGCCGGCGGCTACATCGCCCTGGCCAACGCCAACAGCGTCATGGACCTGTCGTCGAAGACGATCCGCAAGGGCGTCAAGGACGAGGTCAGCAAATGGCAGGAGCTGCCCGACGCCCAGGACCCCGAGGATCTGTTCTTCGGCCGCTTCACCGCCTTCCGGCGGCTCAAGGACTACAAGATCCTCGAGATCTCGACGCCGGAGGTCGACAGCGGCGTCGACTTCGACGAAGCGACCGGCGAGATCCTGGGCGACGCGCCCGGCCACTGCCGGATCGACCTGGCCTTCCAGAAGTCGGATCGCCGCTTCTGGCATTGCATCTGCCCGGAGTGCCGGCAGGCCTTCGTTCACAGGATCGACCGCCTGCGGATCGACCAGCGGCACCCGCACAAGACGGCGTACGAGCACGAGTGCGGGCACCGGATCAGCGAGCCGGAGCGGGTCGTCGGCGTGCGTGCCGGCCACTGGCGGCCGACGATGACGGGCGAGGGGAGGCACCCGGGCTTCCATATCGACGCCTTCATCTCGCTGATGATGAGCTACGAGGCGATCGCCGAGGACTCGCTCGCGGCGAAGACCGAGATCGGCAAGAAGGGCCTGCACAACCTGGTGCTGGCGCTGCCCTACCGCTACAAGGGCGACGCGCCGGAATGGAAGGTGCTGCTCGATCGAGTCGAGCCGCAGCTGAAGCGCGGCCACGTGCCGGCCCACGGCCTGCTGCTCACCGCCTTCTGCGACGTGCAGATGCGCGGCATGTGGCTGGAGATCGTGGCGCACGCGCCCGACCGGCAGAGCTGGTGCGTCGACGCGCTCTACATCGAGGGCGACACGTCGGATCCGAAGGGGCCGGTCTTCGAGCAGCTGAAGCGGGAGACGCTCGACCGCGAGTTTCCCGACGCCTTCGGCGGCCACCGTCGCCTGGACGTGCTGGGGGTCGACTCGGGCTATCGCGCGAACGTCGTCTACAGCTTCGTCCGCAACAGCCAGCGCCAGCACCCCGACAGCGGGCACGATCTGATCCTGGCGACCAAAGGCCTCAAGGGCTGGAGCAAGCCGGCGATCGGCCAGCCGACCCTGCAGGATATCGACCTGGACGGCCGCAAGGTGATCCAGGGCGCCAAGGTCTGGGGCATCGGCACCTGGCCGCTCAAGGTCACGGCCTATGCCGACCTGCGGCAGCAGCTGCCCGACGCGAAAGGCGGCGCCCTGCCGATCGCGCCCGGCGGCTACTGCCACTTCGGCAGCTGGTGCGACGAAGTCTACTTCAAGCAGCTGACCGCCGAAGTGCTCGAGGACATCAAGAACCGCGGCCGCACGGTCGGCCGCCGCTGGACCAAGACGCGCGACAATCACTTCCACGATTGCCGCGTCGGCAACCTGGCGCTGGCCGAGTATCTGGGGATCAGCTCGACGACGCCCGAGCAATGGGCCCGGCTCGCCGCCGCGCGCGGCCTGCCGCCCGAGCTCAGCCAGCCGACGCTGTTCTCGCCGCGCCCGGCAGCGCCGGTGCACGACACCAGGGACGCCCAGGCGGTGGTCGACCGCAACCGCGACGCGGCGAAGGCTGAGCGCGAACGCCGTTCGCACCCGCCGGCGATCCGCGAACGCACTCAGGGATGGTGGGGCCGCCGATGACGACGACGACCTGGACCGCTACGCACCTGGCCGCGCTCGAGGCGGCGATCGCCAGGGGCGTGCGGCGCGTGAGCTACGGCGACCGCACGGTCGAGTACGGCTCGATCGACGAAATGCTGACCCTGCGCGGCGTCATGGCGGCGGCGATCGCCGGCACCGACCAGGGCGAGGACACGATCGTCTTCGCCGGCCGCCTGAGCTGAAGGTGCCGCGCATGAACTGGCTGGACCGCGGCATCAGCTTCTTCTCGCCCGAGCGCGGCGAGCGGCGCGTGGCCGCCCGCCTGCGCCTGCGCGCCTACGACGCCGCCCTGTCCGGTCCGCGCCGCCAGGGCTTCGGCGGCCGCAGCACCTCGGCCAATGTCGAGGTCGGCGGCGGCCTGCGCCCGCTGCGCGACCGCGCCCGCGCGATGGTGCGCAACACCGCGCACGGCCACGCGATC